CCAGCTGGAAGAACGCCTGCGTCGAGGCGGTGGATATCTGCGTGCCGTTGGCGACCGAGTTCACCCGGTACCGGCAGCCGGCGACGAGCGGCACCGATAGCGCCATGATCTGCGTGACCGTCGCGCCGACGTCCATCTGACCGGTGGGCCCTGCCGCGGAGCCGATGAGCCCGGAGGGCACGGCGACCCAGTTGCCGGCACGTCGCACCCACTGGTAGCCGTTGTCGGCGGTGTAGCAGGTGGCGCCTTCACCTGGCGCAAGCCAGGCCTCGTCCCGTGCCGCGACGCTGGGGAACCAGACGCCGGTCATCGGGCGAGCGATCACGCGCACGTCGACGAGGGCACTGCCGACGATCACGGCGATCGGGAACTCGAACGTCCCGACGGGGCTCTGCGACGGCACGCCGACCGCGTCGCGGTAGAGCAGCTCGGCGGTGTTCGCCGCCGGGTCGAACCGTACGACGGCCAGCCCGTTCGCGGTCACGCCGAGCACCTGGTCGCCGAGTAGCTCGCAGTAGTGCCCATCGACCCACGCCGCGCCGTTGCGCACGGTCAGGTTGGGGAAGGCGAGCGACGGTGCGAGTTCGAGCCCGATCCCACCGGCGACACCGGTCGGGGACCAGACGCGGCCCATCTTCCGCCAGCGGGCCTCGGTCGCCACCGAGCCATCGGCGGCGTCGGTCGGCCAGACGTTCATCGCGACCATCGTCAGATCCTTTCGAGCTGGCGCACCCGGCGGTCGAGACCGGCGAGGGCACGGAAGAGGGCGAGATCGCCGGCCGGGGCACCGACTGACGGGATGATCGTCGCGCCGTCGTCGTCGAGCGTGACATGAACCTCCCGGATCTGATCGTGCACCGTGAGCCCGCCGGCGCGCACGGTCACGAGGTCGCCGAGCGTCCAGTCACGCCCGAACGCCTGGCCCTCGGTGTCGATCGGCGTGAAGACGACCGTCGTGGGCGTGACGCCATCGGCGAGGGCCTCGACGCCGGACTTGTCCAGCTCGGCGACGTCTGACGTGTCGCGCCGGTCGACGAACGACTCGACGAGACCCCACGTGGCGATCGACGTCGCGTCGCTCTTCTCCCGGATGAGCCGCGCAGCCAGGTCGCCCGCGCCAGCAACGACGGCCTTGTTCACCGTCGCCGCCTCGGCGATCATCTTCCACCCGGCGAGCGTCTCGAGACCGGATGAGAACACCACGCCGCGGTCGGCCGGCGCGTACACCCGGAACGTGAGATCGACGACGTCGAATAGAAGCCCGCTCGGGCGTGCGGTGTCCTGGCAGAGCGTCAAGAGGTTCTGCCAGCGGGCCGAGACCGTCAGCGCGGGGCCGGCGGGCGCCGGGATCGGCACGAGCAGCCCGGGCACCTGACGTGCCGTGACCGCGCCCGGGCCGGCGTTGACCCGCACGAGCTCGGCGAGGACCGTGGCCACGGTGCCGGTGTGGACGTCGTACGCGGTCGTCGAGTACGGCGGCGCCGCGGTGCCCGGCTGCGGGTGTGCGTTGCGCCGCGCCAGCCACACGGTGTCGTCGACGCCCGACACCTGCAGCATGTCCCCGTCGAGGTCGACCGTGCGTTCGAGGTGGCTCACCGGCCCGGAGCGCCACGCCACGCCGTTGAGCGCGATCTCCAACCGGGCGAACGTGTCGGTGATGAACCACTGGCCGGCTTCGGTGTCGGTCGGCAGCGTGATCTGCCAGGTCGACACGTCGTTAGCGCGGGCGATGACCTCGGCCGACTCGTACGGGTCGACGACGGCCTGGCGGTTGCCGACTCGATCGGTGGCGTAGACCGCCCAGTCGTTGATCATGCGGACAGCCACCGGTTCCGCCAGGCGAAGTCGATCGAGCTGGCAGCGGACCCGGCGGCGAACCCGATGGCGACGCGGTTCGGGCCGGCCTCCAACGGCCACAGGATCGAGTCGTCGGTGAGGCGGCCGAAGACGTTGGCGCCGTCGAGTCGAGCACTCTTCGAGCCCGGTCGGTGGTCGACGACGAGCGTCGAGCCGGCGGCGATCGCACCGGGGAACTGCCACGCCTCGCCGGTGGTCTGGTTCGTGACGCTCAGATCGGTGCCGGGGCCGGTGACGGACACGATCGGCCACGCCTCGACGTCGCCGACGTTGGCGATCGTGGCGATCCCGAAGAGGTCGCTCGACCCGAGGATCAGCGGCAGGAACGGGAACCACGTATAGCCGGTCTGGCCGAGCTTGACGATGAGGCTCGACTCGGCGGCGTCGCGCCAGTAGGGGTCGGCGGCCCGGAAGCCGAGCGTGGTGAGACCGAGCAGCGGCCACTCTTCGGTGAAGTCCTCCAAGCCGGTCTCGTATGCGCAGACGAGCATGCGCCCGGCGTAGGCGCCTTGCACGACTGTCAGCGTGCCCTCGCCCTTGACCGGGTCGAGAGCGCGCGCCCAGCGCCGCAGCTCGTCGCGCCCCTCGATCGGGCCGGGGAGCACGACGGGGATCGTGGCGAGGCGTTCTTCGTGGCGCCCGTACCGGAAGCGGCCGCCGTGCGACTGCGGGACCTTCACGGTGTGGATCGTGACCGGCGGCATCATGCGTTGCGCGGCTTCGGTGCGGGTCACGAACCGGATCACCTCGCCCGTGGCCGACCGCCACTCGTGCGTCTCGCAGTCGGCGTCGGGCACCCACGGTGCTTGCATGCTCATCGAACGCCGGCCATGAGTTCGAGGCGGCGGAAGCCGTACGCGATGTCGGCGACGTCGGCGGTGCGCGGGTACAGGTTCAGGGTGTAGTGCCCGCCGCCCTCTTCGCGGATGATCGACCGCAGCAGATCCTCGGGCGACACGATCTCGGTGCCGGCCTCGCCGCCGACGAACAGGGTCGGCGAGGTGAGCACGCCGCCGGCTGCGAGCTTGGGGATGTTGGGGAAGCCGATGGTTTGTCCGCCGTAGGTGCCGCCGCCGAAGTCGATCGACGTGCCGGGTACGTGCACCTTCGGCAGCGTGAAGCTCGGCACGCTGAACTCGAGACGGTTCCAGGCGCCGATCACCGCGTTGATCGGCGTCTTGATCGCGTCGACGATGCGACCCACGGCCCCCGAGATGGTGGTGGCGATGCCGGAGAAGAAGGAGCCGATGGCCTCGAACTTGCCGGTGACCCAGTTGTAGAGGGACGTCGCGGCGCCCTTGAGGGTGTCCCAGTTCCGGATCACGGCGAGCGTCGCGACCCCGATCGGGCCGGTGATGATCGCCAGCAGGAGCGGCCAGTTCCGCTTCACCCAGTTGAACGCCGCCTGCACCGCGCCGGTCACGGCCGCCCATGCCACCTTCGAGGCGTTCACGATCGTCGACCAGTTGCGGATGATCAGGTAGGTCACGGCGGCCACGACGACGCCGAGCGCGATGAACGGCGCCGCGATCGCCAGCAGCGGCGCGATGGCTGCGATGGTCGCCGCCGCGGCCAGGCCAGCGTTGATGGCCCAGATCAGGAACATGGCGCCGATGGCGATGAAGGTCGCGATCAGGGCCGGCCGGTGGGACGCGATGAACCCGAAGACGCCCTGTAGTGCCGGCAGCAGGGTCGTCGACAGCATCGAGGCGAAGGCGGCGACCACCGGCATGACGGTCGTACCGACGGACTCCTGGAACTCGCCGAACTGGACTTGGGCCGCCTTCATCTTCCCGGCGGTCGAGTTGGCGGCGGCTGCGGCCTGGCCCGAGAACGTCTTGGCCAGGTTCGCCATGATCGTGTCGAGCGAGAGGGCCTTGCCTGACGAGTCCTTCGTGGCCACGCCCATCGCGCCGAGCGACTTGGTGTTGCCGTTCGCGGCGCGTGACAGGGCCAGGCTCACGGTCGCCAGATCCTTGCCGGTGCCGGCGCTGATATCGGTGGCGAGGCTGAGCGCGGACTGGGCCTTGCCTGTGTCGTGGAAGCCGCGGGCCAGCGTGGCCAGCGCCGGTCGTAGGTCGTCGTCGGCGATCGCCGCGGTCTTCGAGAGGTGCGAGATGAACTTCTCCGACGCGGCGATCTGTGCGGCCGAGGCGCCGGTGGTGTTGCGCAGCGCGAGGGCCAGGTCCGTCTGCGACTTGGCGTCGTCGGCCGCGGCGCGCACCACTTCCTTGCCGAACGCAACGACCTTGCCCACGGCGAAGGCGCCGCCGAGCGCGACCGCGGCGCCCTTGGCGAACGAGCTGAGCTTCGACTGGCTCTTCGAGGTCGCCTGGTTGACCTCGTTCGTGAGCTGTCGGGTGTCGGCGATGAACTTGGCGACGATCGTCGGTCCGCTAGCCATCGCCCCTCACTTCCGCCGTCGTGCGGCTCGCTCTCGGGCCTTGATCTCGTCGCGCATGAACTCGGCGAAGGCCCGGTACTCGTCGTCGTCCATGGCGTACGCCTCGGCCGGCGTCAGTCGCCAGAATCGGCAGAAGGCGGCGAGACTCCGAAGGCGGCGAGCTTCGTAGGGTCCAGCGCGGCGAGATCGTCCTCCGTGATCTCGGGGCACACATCGGCGCAGGCGTCCCACCGCAGGCCGGGGAACTCGCGCCGGAGCTTCACCCATATCTGGGTCTGGAACAGGTCTGCCGGGTCCGCTTCCGGTCCGCACATCTGCTCGAACGTGCGCCCGGTCTGCGCGCGCAAGTCGCGCATGGTGCCCGGGGAGGGCATGCGCCGGAAGTCGGGAGCCGCAAGGGCCACAGACTCGGGAAGGATCACGTCGACGACGCGGTCGCCGTTCAGGCTGGTGTCGACCATGGGAACCGATCCACGCTCTCGTCGGTGACCTTCGTCGCCGCCGTCTCGTACTCGTCGACGTCGCCTTGCAGCGACGGGAACAGGTACCGGCCCTCCGCCACGTACGGGCGCCCGCGTGTGCCGCCGAACTCGATCCACCCGGCGTACTCGAGCCCCTCTCCCATCTCCACGCCGATCGCGTCGGCGTCGTCGCGCACCTGCACCACGGAGCCGGCGAGCTGACCGCTCACGACGGGCACCCCGGCGCGCACACGGTCGGCCAGCGTCGTGGCGAACGGCACCAGGCCGACGTCGAGGTCATGGCCGAGCTGACCCGCCCACCGGCGAATGTCCGCCATCGCCTTCGGCGCGCCGACGAGCTCGACCTTGGCCGTCATGCCGTGGCCGCCACTGCGGGCGCGGTATCGCTCTGCGTCGGCACGTTCCCCCAGCCGATGACCGACCACTCGAAGTCGAACGACGAGCCATCGCCGACGTCGCCGGACAGGGGCGAGAACGGCTGCGGGATGAGCTGGCCGGTGAAGACCGGGTTGGTCGCCGAGACCGGCTTGCCGGCGCTCGGGATCACCTGGAAGTCGACGGGCACGCCGCCCTCCACCGCCGCCGTCAGCACCTCGTTCGTGCCTTCCGGGTCGAAGGAGTGGTACAGGCTGGCGCGCAGCGACCACTTCACGGTGCCGGGGTACTCCTTCACGCCGCACGACGTCTTGATCTCGACGGTCGTCACGTCCGGCGTGATCTCGATGTGGCTCATGAGGCACTTG